TTATTCTTTTTAGCTAAATTATCAATTGATTTGATAACTTTTGATTGTTCATTTACAGATTCACTTTTCTTTTTCTTCACACAATTAGGATATCTCTTCCCAAACATGGTCTTCATACCTTTCTTCTCATATCCTTTCCAGCACTTTTCATTTAAATCCCAAACTTTAATTTCATTTACAGATTCATCTGCTTCTTTCAATTGTTTTGCCATTTGTAGAAACATTTGTGATTCATTCTTTTTTCTAAACTTATCTAATAATCTACTGAACATTGACTTGGCTTTCTTATGAGCTGCTGGATCTTTATCCTTATATCGTGAATTACGAGCAGTATTTACCGATATCTTCTTACCCTTGCTCTGAACAACCATACGTTGAGCAGCGGCAATAGCAGCTGGATTCTCATTTAGGGTTTCGTCTATGACAGAACCCACGTAATCGTTTATCTCTTTCTTTAAACGACTTTTTTCAGCTCGTCCTCTGTTTGTTGATTCTTTTTCAAATCCCACTATCTTTCCCCCCTTATGAGAAGCATCCTTACCATCGCCATTCCCATAAGTTCCTTTTTGTCTGTTATATTTATTCAACTCGGCTCTGTATTTCTTAGCCTTTGGTGATGATTGAAATTTCTTATACTCTGCTTTGTAATCTCTTTGAGCAGACTCACCTAGTTTACTCATCCATTCCAATCCAGGAACTACTACATCTACCCAATCACCCTTTACATTACCTTTAAATTTTTTCTTCATCTTTTTATGAAATGCTTTTCTTTCATTTTCGTAGTCATCCACTACCTTCTGTAATCGAGGTGGTAACTCACCTGTTTTTTTGAATAACTCTCTTTCTTTTTTTACTTCGGCTGGAGTTAAACTTTCTTTCATTACTTTATCTATATCTTTAACTGAAACTTTATCATATGGTAATTCTCTTTCCAAATCAATTGTAGAAACACTTTTCTTTTTTGCAATCATTGAGGCATATGGTTTGAGAGATTTTATAGACATCATTCTTTTAGCAACTACTTTACCAGGTAATTTTTTAAACTTATCTTCACTTACTTTCTTAGTAGGCAATCCCTTATGTTTTGTTTTGGCATATTTCTTAACACTAGTTTTTTTCATTTTCTTCGCCGCATCTTGTGCGTCCTTGTTAAAATCAGAGGGATCGGCTTCACCCTTTTGGATTGCCCTTACTATTCCCATGAACTTCTGTTGTTTCTTGGAAACAGAAGGCATCCTATCCCCTCATTATGTCGTTAACAATCTTCTCTAAGTTACTCTCAGGTGAACTATGTCCTACTGACTCATTTACAGGTCTCATGAAAGCACCATGTGTGGATGGATTTGACACAAAGTCAAATGCTATCAACTCAAAATCATCTTGAACCTCCACTGTACCATCCTCACCATCAGCTTCGTTTACTGGTTCTACCGAACCTAATCCACGAGAACTAATACCAAGTTTGATACCTGATCTAAATAATTCTTTTAAAATATTACCAGCTGGTGTACTTAATACCTCAACTGTTCCAAGTAGGTCGTCATTATCCCAATGCATCTCCAATACATTATGTGAAGCATTGTTTAGGTTTACCACAGAAGATTCAGGATGATCTAACTCACCCAAAGCTCTTCTTTCCTTTACATTCACATCTTCGTATTTCTGTGCTTCTCTTACCAACACCTCTCTTGGGTATATTCTACCATTTTGGTTTTTAGAAGCAGCTCGTTGCAACACTCCCTTTACAACCAACCTACCGTTGTTTTCTTTTATAGACTCATCTATCTTTTGTCTAGATATCTCAAATGGTCTAACATCTACTAATAATTGTTTGTTCATTATATTATCCTATATTAAGATAGAGCCGAGGTCTTCACCCAAGCAGTTCCATTGTAAATAAAAATTTTATCACTTTGTTGACTATAGGTCATAGTTCCTGTAGCTGGATTAGCAACTTGCGCTAGTGCGTCTGTAGCAAATACTGGTATTCCACTAGTATTATCGAAAACCAATTGTTTAGGTGCTGATTTTTTAGGATCAGAACTATCTGCGTTATACATTTATTTCCCTCTCCAAGAAGATCGTTTTAACCAAATGTCAAAAAGGATATCCGATACTTCTTTTCTTATTTGTTTTCTAATTTGATCAATATCCCTTTTTTCTAATGCCTCATCGACAAACTTATAGCCAGTTTGTTTCTCAATATTCTTTTTTCTTTTTTTCTTCATACCCTTTTTACTAAAAGCATATGGAGTCTGATAAGTGTCAATACTCGCAGTAGTTGTTATCTCCTTCAACTTCTTACGATATAGCCTACTGGCTAATTCTTTGACTAAGTTATTGAATTTTTCTGAGTTCTTTATCGAGTTCATAGTATCTCAACAATTGAACAACTGAATCATCTTGAGTTGTCTTTGACTCATTAAGGCAAAATTTATCAACACAGTTAATAGCTTCTGTAAGTTTGATCTTCAATACCTCATTCTTTACGTTCTTTACTCTAGATTTAAGTGATTTTTTTAGAGTTGGTAGTTTAGAGTTTACAAACTTGTTAAACTCATTAGAATTTGATATACTATTAATGTATTCTTTCAATACTAATTTTTGATTACCAGTTAACTCTGTATATTTTTCGTTAAATTTTTCAAGTAATATCTTATATGAAAGTATTCTAACATCTTTATCTTTTAGGTCTTTAGGTAAATAATCAGCATTTCTTTGTGTATTTACAGTTGTGATGTTTTCCATTACTATAAAGTAGCTATCTGTTTTATCATCGGGACTAAGTTTATTACTACCCTCAAATAACTTATAGATAGAAGCATAACTTTTATAATCATCTAATTTAGCAGAGAAAAGGTTTTTTGAATCATAATGTTGGTTTATCTCTTTGATAATATTGTATTTTTCTCTACTTAGGTGGGTTTTGTTTAGCTTACTTCTCTGTCTAAGTATTTCAGCTAGGAAAAAATCAGCTTTTTTGTCGTCTTCAAACTTCTTTTTTAATAATAAATTATACAAACCGAGTTCTTTTCCAACTTCGGTGTTTTCGTTAAATCTTTTTTTGATAATTTGTACTGCTTTTGATGTTTTCTTTTTGTTCAAAACATCCACAGTTACTTGTCTCAATAAGAATTCAAATAACATACCTGTGTTTTTGAGCTTATTGTGTTTAAATTTTGCCATATGAGATTCCACTTTGTGTATTATGATTCATATATAAATATAACCAAATTTAGAATAGGTGAGTTTTAGTCTTCTATTATATTGTCTTCGGACAATAAATTTGTACTTTTCCTATTAAATTTCTTTTTCAATTGATCTAGCATCCCCTCATGCGCTACTAGGGTAGAAGCTTTGTTAGTTGCCAATGGTGAGTTACCTTTAAATTTTCTTTTACCAAAACTACGATGTCTTTTTTGCACCTTACCATTGTCTTCTCGTGGTTCTTTTTTAGTAAATGGGTTCTTTTCACTACCACCCCAATCACCCTTTCTAGGTTGTTCATTAGGATCTTCATTATCGTCATCATCTGCTGGTGGTGGTTCTGTTGCTGGATCATTACCCTCGGTTTCGATCTGTTCCATTCTAAATTTATCTTTCTGATCCAATATAATACCTTGAAAAATATCTTTTTTCTGTTCATCTGAAAAATCAAATATATGATCATAGATGTATTTACGACTTAATATTTTATTATCTAAGGCATCTCTGGCTAAATCCAATTGTTGGTTCAATAGTTCAAGTTTTTCTTGTTCATGAATCATCGATGGATTCTGTAGTTCTAATTCAAAATCAATCAAATCCGATGACTCAAATCCTTGTGAATACAAATGAACCACACCTATTTTCATTAATTCACTGACAACAATTTTCTGTAATCTCTCTATAGTACGAGCAAACCTCACATCCTCAGCAGCTAATGTAGCCTTACCACCACTCAATCCCTCTTCATATCCCAAGAAAGCCTTTGGTATTCGTAAGGAAGCCATAAGTTTATTTCTCAAGTATTCAATATCTTCTATTTGATCATTATTAGATAAACCAGGTAAAGTGTCAATTTCTGTTCCACTATCCCCACCACGTACAGGTAAAAAGTAATCTTCTGTTACACTTTCTACGTTATATTTTAAATTATACTCGCCAGTTTTTTGATCAATTACTGGTGTTTTTTTCATCTTATTAATTATTCTTTGCATAAATTGTTCGACTTCTCTTGGTGGTATATTTCCAACATCAATCTTAAACACACGTTTTTCAGGTGCCCTCATAATACGATGTATTAACATGGCATCTTCCATTAAAGTCAACTGTTTGAATATCTTTCTACCACCCTCTAACATACTCTTACCATATGGTAAGAAGTTTGTATCTGATAATAATCTGAAATGTGCTACTTCATAATTTTCTTTTATCTCCTTATCACCGGCACTAAGTATTTCATATTGTATTAACTGTGGCTGTTTGGGATCATGATCTTCCAATCTCGTAATATCATATGATGAAATTGGTTTGATATTTACCACACCGTACTTATCTACAATGTCTAATTGCAAATAAAAATCACCATACTTCGTAAGATTTCTTATCCAACTCCACATGTTAAATTCAATATTCATTATATCATAATATAAATTATGCAATATCTTTCGTACTTGATTATTCTCTGTTTTTATATGTAAAACTTCACCCTCTACATTATCAACTGTAGATTCATCAGAATATATATCAAGAGCAGAAGCAATAATAGGATCTTGATCCATCAATTCATAATCTCTGAACAAATCCATCTTACGTATCTCATAGTTAGCCCTTTGGTTCTGTGCTGAACTATATGGATTTTGATACGTTTTTTGTATCATCTTATTATATCGTTCAATAAAATTAGATTGAAGAGCAGTTTGACTATAGTCTAAATC